TCTTTCTGAATCTATTTGTAATAAAATATTATCAATTGGTTTTTGTAAATTAGTAAAAACATCATCAGCAGCACCAAGACGAGCTAATTGAGAAGAAATTTGTGTCAATGTTGGTTTAAGTTCATTGAGATTATTTTTAACAATAGTTTTATCAGAAAATTTTAACTTATTAAATTTTAATCTAGCCAATGAAGATACCAATTGATTCCAATGAGAAATAGTATTTGCCACAGCTTGAATAATCACTGAAGAAGGCGATTCTTCAGCAATAACTGACTGAATGTTAAATAAATCATATGAAAAATCATTTAATTTTCTTCTAAAAAATTGATAATCTTTTTGACTCATATCAACATCAGCCATAACTTCACCAATTTCTCTTAATGCAACTTGTTTAACTCTTTCTCTTATTTCTCTATCTTGATTCTGTTGATTGGCGATAGCTTCACCATATAAATTTTTTAAGAATCTGTTAACTTCTAAACTCATATTATATATATTAAGATAATATAAATTTATTTTTTATAAGATGATTTGCATCTTGCATCTTTTAGAGCGTCTCTATAAGACATTTTATGTTTCTTTGCAAATGCCTTGCAGTGGGCAATCCAGGGGGAAGCTCCGCCACTTTTAACACCCTTACCTTTCACCATCTTATATAAATCTTGGGCATGGGGTGCAACATCAGCAACAGTTTTAACAACTTTACCCACTGAACCTATGATATCGTCAAATAGGCCACCAGCTTCCATTTGTTTTTTACTTGGTCTTCCTCGTTTCTTTCCTCCAACTGCTTTATCTTCACCTAATCCAATAGCTCCAAGTAAACCACTAAGAGGTCCACCAGCTTCCATTTGTTTTTTACTTGGTCTTCCTCGTTTCTTTCCACCAGTTAAAGCGTTTTTATTCATTGCCATAGCTTCTACACCAACCGCTCCGCCTTTCTTTTTACCGATACCTATTAATTTTGCTAGTGGTAATACATTTTTTACATTGCCAACAAAATCACCAATATCATCAAATATTCCAGCGCCTTCCATTCCAGCAGTACCAGAACCAACAGCGCGAGCATTCAAACCATTACCAGATTTAATCGGCATAGATTTCATACCATAATTTGCTTTGTATCCTCCAACTTTACGCCCCTTTGCTATTTTAATAAGTCCAGCTTTAAATTTTTTACCTTTTTCTCCACCTAGTACTTTATTTACAAGTTGAAAAGGCATTTTAAATCCAGTTGTGAAGCCTCTAGCTATATCGTCAAATAAACCAGCTGCCTTTAATTTTCCTTGATCTTCTTTGCCTAATCCTATGGCATCAAATAAGCCTGAAAGTGGTCCACCGGCTTCCATTTGAGCTTTCTTACTTGGTCTTCCTCTTTTTCTTCCTGCCATTTTACCTTCATCAGAAGTAGGGGCGCCCAATCCGAAAGTAGAAAGTAAGCCAGAGACCAACCCAGACCCTTCTCTAACTGAGTCATCATATTTAATTAAGGGTTTGACTAAAGGTACAAGATTTGATTCTAAAACTTGTTTACCTGTGTCATCTAAATTTTGTAAATGTCTCAAATTAATTTGCATTAATTGTTCTTGAATTTTTTGGTTATACGGTGTATTTTCCATTTTATTATATAATTATTTTATATTTTAATTAAAAAAAAAAATTAATATGTTAATAGAATTAAGATTTATTTAAAATAATTTATAAGCAAAATGGGCGGCATATAATCTATTAACATATTAATATAAATAATAAATAATTTATATTAAAAGATTTTACATTAAAAGAGACTAATTGACGATTTTACATTAATTTTGAAGCCATACGACCAGCGGTTGAAATACCAGCGGTTGAGATGCCGGCTTTTCTACCATAACCAAGAGTATCAAGGGCTTGAGCTCCGAGATTAGCGTATTTATTATCACCTACTGCTTGAAGCATTTTCTTTGCCATTGGAAGATAATTTGATGCCATTGCTTTCATATCACCAAGAACACCATTACCAACATATCTTACAAGTTCGCGTTGAGTCATATGTGGTGCAGCTGCAGCATTTAGTACATCATTGCGAGTAAGAACACCATTAAGATATGATGCTGAATTGCCGTTAGTAGTTGAAAGGATACCAGAGTATAAAAACATAACATTAAGTTCAGGTACAATAGGATTAAGAAGATTATTTATGAAATCAACTTTAATTTGGATTTGAGTTGTTGTGAGTGAACCGGGACAATTATACACTTCGTTTATGTTTATGCAATCACCAAAATTGAGATATAGCACACTACCGCAAGTTCCGCGAAGTGATGTTGGGACGCTTTGAGCGTCAACACCATTGCCGCTAACTCTTACAAGACCGGAGAACTCATCAAAAGTCTGTTGATTGCCAGATTTACGAGTGAGGTCATAAAGTTGTTTTTGGCTGAAATTGCTTAAAATTCCTGATTGATTGTTAAATGTAATATTAACACCTGTAATAGTTCCATAATGGTCGGGGACAAGATTGCCTGTCGCACTTTGTTTATTTGCATCATTTACCCAAATTACAACTTTATCAGGAATTGAGTTGAGTTGAAGAGAGTTAGATGTTAAGGTAGATGCGACACCTGGTTGAATTTGAGCTAGAGGAGCTACAGGAAGGATATAATTAACAAATTGTTGTAATGGTGTTACGCAAGTTGAAGGAATGAGCATTGTTGGAGGTGGTGTGTAATAAATAAATTCCATATATGAATTTGCATATGATACACCCACTACTGATTTAGTAGCACCAGCAGTTTGGGATTGATACCAACGAAGAGCGCGTTTGGCAGTTGCGTCCATACTCATAGTAAAATTGAGTTGTGTGATGCCTACAAGTCCGGAGTGTTCTTGATCTCCCCCAAATAAAAATGGACTCAATATCAGGGGTTCTCTAGCTCTTACTGTAATTTGAACATTTTTAATACCAGCAGCTGCACCTTGAGCAGTATTGCCGACAATTGAAATAATTTCAAAAGACCCGCGAGAATCTAAATCTTTTGTATTTTGGCCTTCTGCGGTATTAAATGGAGAGTTCCAAGTTTGAATAAGTGGTTTTTGTCCAGCATCAACAGCAGCACCAAGAACAGCGGCGTTTGCTACTTGTTGAGGAAGGGCAGTAACATAATCGCCCCAGTAATCGAGTTGTGTAAAAGTTGAGCCATATAGTTCTTGAATCTTTTGTTTATCAAGACCTCTAAGAATAGGGTCTAAAATTTGATTTACGTTATTTTGTACAACAGACGTATTATTGAGTTGACAACTTATATTACTGGTGAGCTGATGCAACACAAAAGGTGCAAAATTGTCAGCACCTGATACTGCTACAGCGTTATTAGTTTGGTTGATTGGTGTGCCGTTCCAAAGAAATTCGTACGGAGTTACATTGCCCGTTAAAGAAAATGTAATATCTGAACCCCAAATAACATTTCTTGAGACTACGGTCGAAGTCGAGGGGACTTGCCTTTTTACCCTAATTTTCACTAGGGAGTAGACTATACCTTAAGCATTCTCCGGTTGATTAGACCATCATAGAATACCGATGCCGTAGTAGTCGTTGAGACCGAACCATATCCTATCATAACGGATTTAGGTTCTGTATCGCGGATTGTCCAATTCTTAACATTATTACCATTGGGTTCGACTATTAATCGAGTTCCTTTTATACATTTCTATATAAAAGTGGTAGTTAAGACTCTAAGGAGTTTCCCGCTTTGCGGACATCTTGCCATATTTAAAATATGACTATGGAATTAACCTTTTAAGTTTCCATCTTGCGATCTATATTCCCTCGAATTCAAATCGCATACACATGTTGGGTGCTAGAGCTACTATTTGCGTTATATTTTTGAGAAGTGATATTTTGACCAGATTTGAATACAGCAAAATCAAGAGAATCTGAAATATCGAGAACAGTGTCTTTTACACTAAGAGGTCTAATCAATTGGGACATATTATTATATAATAACAAACTAAAAAAACAAAAAAATAAAATTAAATTAAAACTATGAATCTATATGATTTTACATTTTACTATTATATGATTTCTTGCGAAGTAAGACTAAAAGATTTGCACTAGCTCCTGCGTCAAGATACATATCATGGTCAACACCATATTTATCTCTCCACTTGATTTCAAGAGATAATTGATTAAGTGAAGAACTGCCAATTAAATCAACCAATCTATACTCTCCAGCAGGTGTATAGAAAACATTTTGATTCGTTGCCTCAACACCAGATACAAGTGGAACAATAAAGTCAGTAAGCACTTTTGTAATAGCTTGTTGTTTATAAATATTGCCTACAGTTGTTGGGTCAACTATATTTAAGTTTTGAGGTTGACCAGTTAATTGTGATTCTACAGGGATGATAGTTGAACTAAATACCCAAGATTGAATGGGTGTCCAAGTTTGAACTGAGGAGATTTGTTGTAGATATGTTACATATTCACCTCCAGCTTGAACAGCACCATCAAAAAGGATATTAGTGTCTAATAGATATCTGCATTCAGCTGACTCGGGATATAAAGAACCATTACCTGATTGAGTAGGAAAATATTTGAATCTGAAAGTATTCAATAAATTATATAATGGCTGATTAACAGATACATAAAAGTTAGAACCTGTTGGCGCAGGTGTTCCTGTAGGTGTTGAAGTTGGTTGATTATATACAATTTTACCAAGTGCACTATCCCACTGTATATATGGTAGTTTTGTCCAAGTTCCTGCAGTTGTAGCCCAAGCAGCTTTTATAGCATTATTAAACATTCTACAAAATGTATCAACATATTTAATGTAAAAATATGGATTATTGAATAATTCTTCTTTATTTCTTGGATAGTCTAAAATATTATCTAAATTAACATTTACAGTTTCGGGTATAAAAACTAAAGTTGTTGTATCGCCTAATTGTGCATAAGTTGTTTCATTTTCAAAAAAGTCAAATGGAAAAGTGAGCATTGTTGTAGTTCCATAATCAGTATTTGGATCAAGATAATTATTAATTAATTGAAGTGTAGTCGGACTAATAGAAGTTAAACTATTAGCACCATCAATTACATTTGATAATAAAATATTGTTATTAGAATCAAAACCAACTAAACCATTCAATATTTGAAGATTAGCATAATTGAGAGATGTAATCAGTGAAAGACCGGCTGGATTATATTTAAACATAGTTGTTAAATTATTTACATTATCAAGTATAGCATATAAATTAGTTCCATCATTATAAAGATATGCTGGTGATGGATTTGTTGATGGTGTGGTTGTATTACTAACTTGACTAAAATT